CTTGCTTTTGGACTTGGAGCAATGTATATCTTTTTCTCGGTTTTCTCTTTCCCGTTTTCATCAAACCCGATTGACTTTTCAAGGGTTAAACTGATAGCCATTATTATTCCATCCTTTCAAGGTAAAAATTAGATGGGGCCAATTAAGGCCCCACAATGTTAAGCAACAGTTGTAAATGTTTCGTTGACCTGTACTAGGCGATTGCCTGCAAGGTCTGTTACAGCGCTATCTGCAATAGCCAGATACTTCGTTGTTGCGGCAAGTTGCGCCGTTGGTGTAAGAGTGACCGTTTTATTGGTATCGTTGTAAACTACATTTGCAGCTACAATTGAGCCGTCCACTGTACTAACAAGATAGAAATTATCAGGAGTAACTAAGGAAGGCAGCAGACTTTCACTGAATGTCCAAACAAACGTTGAGGTACGAGATACCGTTGTGGCACCAGTTGCCGGGACTGTGGTCGTGATTGTCGGAGCTATAACATCTGCTGTTTGTTCAACCGAGGTAAACCAATTTGCACCGATTGATGCTACATAGTTTACTGAGTCTGTATCACTCTGCTTAGATGCATTGCCATCAAAGATACGGTTATAAAATTCTCCTTTTAAAGTCTTGTATTTCGGGGTAACTTTTTCACCGAGACTTTCATGGTCTTTAGCAGGGTCCTCTAATTTTCCCTTGAAATACCAGTCATACTCATATGCTCCGTTATTTTTTTTACTCATATATCCCATTGCGATTTCTGGAGCAATATCAGCACTATTGCGTATCATGACGCCGGCAACAATTAGATGCCCCAGCATCTCTGCCTGTGCTTCAAGCGGGATGTTCTTTTGCTGAAATTCGATTGAGGTCGTACCAGTGAAATAAACCATTTCACTAACTGCATCATCAGATGATATTGGTGTCGAACTAACCTTAGGTGTTATTTTGGCAGTCATAGCACCTACCAGCGGTTTAACTGGACCATATACTACACCAGTAGCATCATCTTTCGTAAGCAGCGCATAGACAACATTTTTTAATCCTACAACCGGGGCTGTCCCTGCATTGATTGGCATAATCTATCCCTCCGTTTCTATTTCTTCTACACAAACAAAACGCATCGCCTTGTGAAATATTTTACTGTTGTCCTCGTAGAGATCCTGTGAAATCGTATCATAGAATTCTACTGCGATCATTGCAGACTTTATCTGATCGGCTAGGGTGTCATAGTCTCCCGTCTTGCTCCAAATATCGACTTGAACATAATATCCTGTTGCGGCTTGCTTATCATCTGCCTTGCCTTCGCCCTGCTCGTTATAACAAGAATAAGTGATATAAGGGAAAACTATTGAGGTAGAGTGCTGAAAGAATAATGGAGTTTTTAATGGGTCGAGTGCATCTTTTATTATTTTCTTATAGTTCATCCCTTCAGCGCCTCCTCAATAGAGGATTGTATTATTTTTTGGATGTTTTGCTTATTGTGCTCGTATGCAGGACTCATAAAAGGTTTTGCAGTCATCTTGCTTGTACCAAATTCCAGAAACTTAGCTCTCCAAGCTGTTTTTACAGGGCCAACATCTACATATTTAACGCCTGCCTTGGTCTTAACATTAGAAATCTGTATATCGTCTTTGATATGCAACTCGTTTATATTACTGAATTTTACAAGACTTCGCATATCTGCTGCGACTGGTTCGGCTGCGGCTTTGAGTGCAATTCCTTCAACCTTAGAGACTTTTAATCCCATTGCTTCTACCTTTGCCATCAGTTCATCCATGCCTGACATCTCAACATTAACCGCCATTTGTAAGCACCGCCCTTGCATGAATGTCAATCCATTGCCTGCTACCGTCAGTGTCAAAAGGTGGAAGTTTAACCTCAAATGTCTCCCAACCGTCTAGGATCTGCATATCAGCCCTTATATCCTCACGATAACGAATTGTGAACAAAACATCATCTTCTGCTTGTATGGCTGCAGCTTGAAAATAAAGAAAACCCTTCAACATAACTTTCTTTGCCATAGCAGTGACAAGTAGTTGCCAGTCTGGCCATGGGTTGCCATCAGTATCCGTCCGGGCAGGCTGTGCATTGTAATTGATTATGATTTTATGAGTTAATTGGCCAACACTGATCTTGCTCATGGCGTCACCATCTGCAGGACCTTGGCATGAAGCTGGCCAACCAGACTTTTAACCCCGATGTCATTATCTGATACACTGCCGACTTGGCCCGGGTCATCAAACCATCGGACAGTCAATGCGGAAGCCAACATCTTCGCGGTCGGGTCAATCGTTGCGTCTGCCGCCCAGTCATGGCCGGTTGATGTTTCAATGTAGTCATCAACAAAAGGCAACAGGATACTGAGTTGCGGGTAGTCATCCGCGTTCGGCAGACGTAGCATATCAGCCGCTTCCTGGTTCGTGAGGATACTCACGTTATCACCGCCTTAGACGTATAGATAGATGTCAACCACGCTGCCGTTGAGGGTACTGGCCAGGGACAGTGTGTTACTCTCGATGTTTGCGGTATCAGTTGTCACGGTCGGCGCAGTGCTTTCTACCACATTGTTGAGATAAGCCGCCCGTACCGTGTTGTGGGGCAACTTATACCGCAGACCGAGTTTACTTCCCAGGCCAATGCTCACGGTATCAGTGCCGGCATGGGTCTGAATCGGCAGGTCAACTTCGGTAATTGTTTTAAATGCCCTGCCGCCTGCAACCGTGGTCACGCCGTTCAGTGCGATTGTCTCAGTTATCGCTGCTCCGGCGTAGTTGGTACCCTTGATGGTGACATTCCCAGCGATCCCAGCCGCGTTGCCTATGATTGAGACGTTCCGGGGTGTTCCGGGGTTTGTAATGCCTACGATTATTGCCTGCACAGCGACGGTTAATGCAGTCGCAACCAGGACACCGGCAGCATTCAGGGCCACTGCACTGGCGGCCGGTATCTGTATGTGAGCCAGGAAGGCCTCAATAGCGGAAACGCCCGGTGCATCTGTGCTCAGTAGTTCGCCCATGCTTCTATTGAAAGGTGCAAGTCCCATGATTTTACCTCCTAAAATTAGAGGCAGAGCATTTAACTCTGCCTCATTGTTCTTGTCTACCTACCAATTAAGCGGCTTGTGTCATCTTCACGAAGGCCTCCGATAATGCGGGTTTCCCATCAGCGATCAACAGACCACGATAGAGGATACTGGCAGAACCGAATCCTGCGCTCTTGTCGGCCTCAATGACCGGAGCTTGAGAGAAGTTCATGTAGTAGTAATCCAGCCGGGCCAGCAGAACAGTCGCATCCGGGATGTAGTCATCAACCAGATACGGAGTGTTCAGGATCTTCTGGATGAATCCGTTCTGAGGATCCTGAGTAAAGATCGGTTTGCCTGTGCTCGTCTTAATCTTAAACAGTTGAGCCTCCATGCCACTGTTCATGATGATCTGAGAGCCAGGGCGGTACACGGTACCGAGTTTTGCCCGTAGGTTAACAAAATCATCATAGGCCAGTCCAGTTGTGGCGCTATAAGTCAGGCTGTTGGTGCCATCCCATGCGACACCGGTCAGAATGCCAGTCGGTTGTGGCTTATTGCCGCCACCTGGCGTCGGACCAAGACCATTCAGGATGGCGTTTTCAACTGCGATAGCCAGTTGATTGCCAATCTGGTTGACGATGTACGCCTCAAACGCATCGATGGTCATTACCTGGGTAGCGATGGACAACTGGGCATATTTGGCGAGAGTAAACCCTGCCAGGGAAACCGGCAGTACGGTATCATCACCAATTACAGCCGATTGTACTTCGTCATTCCAGGCGGCTGCTGTTACCGCGTTGGCAACAGGTAGTACAACGTTGCCAGGGATGTAGGTAGCCTGAATCAACGGGAATAGTACGCTGGTCTGGCGCAGTTTCTCGATGATCTTGTCATAAGTTGTGGTCGGAACGGCTGCACCGGCAGAACCAGCACCGGTGGTCATGGCGCGCTTCTCAGCCTCAGCAACGATGGCACGGTTCTCGATCTCGTTCAGTGTCTTGCCCTGCAATCTCTTCAGATAGGCAGAACGATACTCTGGTGCTCCGCAAACTTCCTGGTAGTCCATTGGTGCGAAGTCAGATGTTCTCTTCTCTCCAGGAGCATCAGGCAGTGTTCTCACCTGATAGGTGCCCAGAGGACTAAACTGACCTTGCGGAATCTGTGCACTTCTCTGTTGCGGTTCTCCAGCCGGCGGAGTCGGGTCCTGATGACCGGGATCGGCAGGTATGACCTCATCGGGGGTCTCTGCAATCATGTTGCGGATTTCTGCAATCTCACCATTCAAGGTTTCCATTTCGATACTGATGCTACGGAGTTCAGCGACATCTTCCGAGGTCGTAGACTTCGTGACCAGTTCTGTTTTTCTCTGCTCTTTTTTGGCGAGCATGGCCAGTAATTTCTTTTTCATTTTAGGTTGTCTCCTTTGATAGTATTTGTGC